TATTGAACCAATGATTGCAATTCCGCCGCTGCGACTTATCTTGGATCTAATGAATCTTCCTACAACGCCCGAGGATGTTGATGAGACCTGTGGAGGTGTTTCAAAATCGTTGACAGAGTCTGCTGCTGAGTTTGTGAAGCCTGATATTAGTTTGCCTGAGGTGCCTCAAATACCTGCTCTAGGAGCGATTCCTGGTATGGGGGCGATTCCTGGCATGGGGGCGATTCCTGGCATGGGGGCGATTCCTGGCATGGGGGCGATTCCTGGCATGGGGGCGATTCCTGGCATGCCTCAGATGCCTACAGTGCCTACAGTGCCCCAAATGCCCCAAATGCCTCAAATGCCTACAGTGCCTCAAATGCCTCAAATGCCTCAAATGCCTCAAATGCCTGCTATTCCTCAAATGCCTCAAATGCCTACAGTTCCGCAAATGCCTCAAATTCCTCAAATGGCTCAGATGGCTAGAGGTGGTTCACGCAAACGCCGTAATCGCTCTAAAAGGCGAACCATTAAGTATTATTAGCATTCGGCATTTTACATTTAAATGTTCCAAGTATAAATTTGGATGTTGAGAAGGCTTCACCAAACTCTGCACGTTGTCTAAAATAATATGAAAAAAATCCAACAATAATAAGAAGTATAATAGAATATCCTAATATTTTTCTAATAATAGAGATAATATCTATTTCTGTAAGGGCAGTCTTATTTTCCTCTTTATAGTCTTGACTTATTCCTTGCTCTTTTTCTTTCTTTGCCTTATTTTCCTTTGTGTCAACATAGACTTTTAGAAGTTGATCAATTAGAAGTAAAAGTAACATAGGAAAGACATACTGGGCTTTTGCTTTTGTAGACAGCAAAAAAATTAAATAGATAGAAAGAGTTGTTACGAAATAATCAAACATTGTTTTATCTGTATTCTCTTTATCTGTCTCCGTAATAACAATTACATAAAATGCAGAAATAAAAGCCAATACATGTTTTGCTATAATATTTGTCTCCATAAATCGTTGAAAATCACAACTCAACATTTTATCAAAATATTTAGCCACTAAAATAATATAAAATAAAAAAAGACCAGCGGTAAATTCCATCTATAATAATAAGATAAAAATTCTACGTCTGAATCTTAATCGGCTCCTCCTCCACTTCAATCCCTGCCATCTTGTGAATCCAGACAAGATACTCCTTCGGAAAATTCCAAAAACAACCAGGCTTCATATCCTCAGGAACAGGAATACGACGCCCGCTTGAATTTCCCTGGTGGCTGAATGCAACCAGAATCTGCTGCGGCGGAATATCAAGAAGTTGATCTTCACGACCCTCTAGGAATCCCTGTCCCTCCGAAACATTCGTAAAAGGAAAACGCTTATCATCCCAAAATGTCTTGTAGAAAACAAGTGTCGCTTCTGAGATCCTCTGGGCCGGTGAAAGTTCCCATGGAGGTGTATTCACTGCACTGACACCCTTCACAAGATCATAGCACGCAATTGTTGAGCATGCAACAGCCTTCGGCCTCCAAGGATGTAGAGTTAGCCAGGAGACACGGCGACGAAAGGATGTTGCAGGATAGTGGTCGTCATCATCCATGAAGAGAATAATACTGTTCGTAGCACGCTCCACACCAATGTTTCGCTTTCCGCCAATTGTATAGGTCTGGTTCAGCGGTACATAGACAACACGTGCTACAGGAGCACGGTTTGCAAACTGGTTGATTTTATCGGATACACTCTCGTTCGGATCATCACTATCATCCACAATAACCCACTCAATCTTATCCTTCGGATAATCGCACATGAGAATATTGTGAAACGCCAGGTCAATGAACTTACGACGATTTCGCGTCAGAGTTACAATACTAATTTCAGGGCATGACTCGAAAGCAAGCACAGGAGGAAGTGCCTGCTTCGATGCCTTCTTCAGTTTGCGTACATCAAGTACAAGTTGCTTTAGAAGAGGTACCATTGTAGTCTTAAACTTGGCCGCACGAGCCACTGCAGCCCGCTTCTGTTCAACGCGAATCTCGGCAAAATCGGCATTACAAAGATAGTCACAGATTTTGCCAAGGTCCTCTTTCACGCTAGTGAGTCCACCACTGAGATCGGCAAATTCTGCACGAGTATAGGTCGGCGACAAAGTCGTCGGTATATTAATCCAACCGACATGCGCAGAGGAACTAAATGCCGTCTTGTAGGCAGGAATCGTATTGACAATCACATATGCTCCCGCAGCCTCTGCCTCCACGGCAGCAAGACCAAATCCTTCAGACTGACTCACTGCAAGATGAACGGGGTAAAAAGACTGTAGGCGACGACGAGTGGGTTCATCCAGTTCTCTCACATGAACCGTTACATTGGAAGAGAGGCCACTGACATCAAGGGGGCTCGTTGTATAGACTTCGAGTTTCGGCATATCCGTGGTCCAAAGTGGCAATAAGGCGATTGCTGCAGCACGCTTATTCTTTGAGCCGCCCAGGAGCCAGAGGCAGCCGTCCGCAAGATTTGTTGACTGAGAGCCTGGAAAGGCCGCAGGAGTCACCGCAGGACGCCATGGGATATATGTGGCCTTTTCAAGATTAGGGATGCCCTCTGTCTTCACATACACAGCATCAAATCGAGGCAAGAGACAATCCCAGGCAGGCACCCACCATTCAGGGTTCATCATAAGAATATTTACACGCGCCCACGGCATCCATGTCGTACACGGCATCTCAAGATGAATACAGACATCCATAGGATGCGGCGGTTCAAGGCGGTCTACATGACGTACAGGAGCAAAATCTGTACCCATCTCCTTAAGAAGTCCCTCAATCACCTTCGAATCTTCAGCAATTCCGAACGGGTTCGAGCGATTGTAAACAAGAGTAACTTCGACAGACATCTATCGCAGAATCAAGTAGAGCGTTTAGGCGCACGATGTCTGAACTTCGTGATATTGGATTTTTAAAATGGTCGGACCCATTGGCATGGATGGAGACCATGACAGGGCCACGATGGAAGTCTGTTATACGTAATGAAGCCCAGAGGTTTCAAGCAGCCTGTAAGAATCTAGTGGATCCCAGTGAAAAAGAGAGAATTTGGAAGGAACTTTTCTATGCAAGTTCACTTGAAAAGCGCGAAACTTCGCGCCTAGGAAAGATTCAGTTCACATTTATTACTCAAATGTCGGTTGAATGGAAAACAGATGTGTCAAGTCTCCGGTCTGCACGAGATATTGCTATACATAAAAATAATGTCTGGGAAGTGATCGATTCTGGAAAGGGTGCTGAAGCGTATGAGGTGTCCTACTGGAAATACGGTGAGTCGGTACCTGTCTGGAGTCATAAAGGTGTAGGTCCCCAAGTAATAGTTCTTCATGGACGCTGTTATTTTCTTGAAGCGAAGAAGTCGCTCTGGTATTATCGACTTGTCAGTGTAAATGCTGTGACGGGTGGTGATCGCAAAATTGTCTATGAGGAGGTGAATCCTCGTTGGAATCTGAGCCTCGTGCGTGGAGAGGGTGGTACAGCCTATATGGTTCGTGAAAATTCTGGACTTCAAGAGGCTTTTCTGATTGAACGAGTGGGTATGCGAAACCTAGGTGGTCAGGGTTTCTTTGTTCTTGGCCAGGGTCGCAATTATCTGGCAACATTGGGTCGCGGAACAGACAATTGGCAGGGTCACGGAAGTCTTGCTAAATGGAGACTTCCTAAAGGAACACCCGAGAGCATTTCTGTTGAACGAGGATTTCTTGTCACTCGCTCATATGGTGAGCGCTCTCTCTGGAAATGTGGTGCACATGAACCACAACTGATTCTTCGTGGCATCTTTCAAATGAAGTTTAATGAATTAGTTGAAAATGCACCTATTATAATTACAATTCCTGGAACTGGAAGAGTTTCCATTCAAATCGAAAAAGAGAAGCCTGTGATTCCACACTTGCCTTCCTATGCGCTCGCTTCGCGACGATTTACTGAGGGCCGTGTTCCGTATATTCTTGTTCAACGTGGCGCGAGTTCGAAGGGACTCTTAGTTGTCGGATATGGTGCATATGGTATGAGTACGCAATTGAGTACTGCGCGTTGGTATCCTCTGCTTATGCGAGGCTGGGCAGTTGTCTTTGCTCTTGTTCGTGGAGGCGGTGATCATAGTATGGCATGGGCGGATGCAGCTCGTACATGGAGACGTGAATATGCTCTGAATGACTTTGAAGATGTGATTCGTCATGCACAAGAAGTCACTGGCTATGGTCCTAAGCAAACAGTGGTCTACGGTCGGTCTGCTGGAGGAGTACTGATTGGAAGTCTTGCTGCCAAATACGGAACACAACTCTTTGGAACAGTCTATGGCGAGGTGCCGTATTTGGATCTATTACGAACTACAACGAATCCGAATTTACCATTAACTCAACTAGAATACGAAGAATTTGGACATCCGGCAGAGAAACTTGTCGATCTGGCGACGCTCGCTCGTATTTCCCCGGTTGACCGCATCCCTGAACGCGGGCTTCCTGGTCTACGCGTATTATTGAGGACTGGAGAAAATGATATGGAGGTTTTACCCTATGAACCTGTCAAGTGGATTACACGGGCTCGTAGTGGACGAGAGGATAAGAATAAACTCTTAGCCTATTCTGAGAATGAAGGGCATTTTGTAGATGGTTTAAGTCTTCTTGAAGAAAGGGCTACGGACTTGGCAATTCTCCTGGCCTGGCAACAAAAAATGTGAGTACTGAATATAAAATGCCTGGAATCAACAACACTCGCAAGAACCGCAACAATCGCAAGAACCGCGTCGCCTCCCGCAAGAACCGCAAGGGGAACAACAACCGCAAGAATGCCGGCGTTGTTGTCGGTGGCAAGCGCCGCGCGACGCGCAAGAGCCGCAAGGCGCGCAAGGGCAGCCGCCGTGCGGGCCGCCGTTAGATAGCGGATTTGTAATCAACCAATACCTTATTCATCACGAATCAGATATTGATTGATAGTTCTTACAGGCGCCTCATATACATGCTCACCTACAATCTTTCGTAGAAAGAGGCGTCTGTGTTGCTCCAAAATACCATGGTCCTTTACTGCTTGACGATGGACTGCCGTTCCATATCCCTTACTCGATGCAAGTCCATAGGTTGCAGCCGTGGCCTCATTGGCTGCACACCACTCTTCGACCCATGAATCACGATAGACCTTGGCTACAATGGAGGCTGCTGCAATCGGTACATACTCTGCATCACCCTCAATAATGGTATGCTGCTCATCCGTCCAGGAACCAAGCGGTAGAATTCCATCAATAAGAAGTCTCTCGGGCTCAACGCTCAGACTTGCAACGGCTCGTTCAAATGCCAGTTGATTGGCCCTCGTCATACCAATTATGTCGATTTCGTTCGCCTCTACACGACCAATTCCAAGATCAAGTGCTGCACCTTCAATTGCGGCAGCGAGTTTTGTTCGACGCTTCTCAGAGAGTTTCTTGCTATCCTTAATTTGTGGAGTGAGTTCACGAATCTCCTCTGTCCATTCATCTTCAGGAAGCCACACTACGGCTCCCGAAACAAGTGGACCCCAGAGACATCCTCTGCCAACCTCATCTACACCTGCTTCAATCTTCAAGTCATTAGAAAAGCGTGTTTTTAGCATTGTACTCTGTATGTATCCTTATGAAACCATCAAATTTTGCCTACTGTAGATAGATGTGGAAGATACTGATTCCACTGCTATTACTTTTAGCAGTTATCTTCATACAACTTCGGCGTGTCGAAGCCTTTACAGATCCTGCATGTGTTCGTAAACCAGGTGCCTACTCAGTCCGTTGCACGGATGGAGCCGTTCTTGACCCCCAAGGAACAGCCGTTCCCTCTACATGTGGCTATAAACCAAATATTACAGGTGTTGTAACGGATCCGAATGGTGGTATCTGTGGCTCAGTTCCTGCAGGCTGTAAGGGATGGGCATTTAATGGGGCTGGTGTCTGGACGAATTTTAACTTAGTTTCAAATACAAGCACTACAGCTAATAGGCAAGGTGTTGGAAATCGTGGAACAGGTGGTCTTAGTGTTGGTGGATATACTGGGTCCTATCTTGGAAATCCAGCAAACTATCTCCTTAATACAGATAGTATTAATTCACAGTTAGGAAGTATATGGGGTGGGTATTCTGGAACCATACCAATCTTTGAAAAAACTGGAACGACAACAACAACAACACCAGGAACAACAACACCAGGAACAACAAGGACAATCCTTCCTCCTACAACAAATACAACAACTACACGAGATGCTTCTGGAAATGCCGTGGATGCTTCTGGAAATGCAGTGACCACGCGCGGCTCTGGAACCATTAATCTGAGTCTTGCCGATTTGATTACACTCTTTGGCAGCACGGCAACAGGAACAAGTGCTCCTCCTCCTGCAGCCACACCACCTTCAAATAATCCTGCTCCTTCAACCACTGCCGGCCAGGATTTCTACAACCAGTTCCGCCCAATGCTTCTAGAAGATATTAATAAGGCAATTGAGGCCAAGGCGACTGTAGCACCTGCAACTGTCGCTGTCCCTGTTACTCTAGAGGAGGATGCAAGTTGCTCACCCTCTCTACAGCAGGGTACTGACTTCAGTACTGCCCAGAATAACATCCAGTACAACCAAGAATATATCCGCAAGGACTCAATTCCTTGCTACGCATGCAGTCTATAAAATAATACTTAAATGTGGTAGATGGGAAACGGTCTTCTCTTTTTCGGACTCGTTTTAGTACTTGCTATATTTGTTGTGGTTGCCTCCAAGACAATGCCAACAAAGGAGGGTTTTCAACCCATTGTAATCCCTACACCCGGTCCTCCAGCACAGCCAATTAATGCTGGAGCGAAGGCGATGCCCTACACGGAGCCTTCAACGCAGATTTTATCAGCGCCAATTGGACAGACCTCAGATGTTACATCACGTCCCTTTCAGGATCCTGCAC